TGCACAGATTGGCTCCGCGCAGATTGGCTCCGTACAGATTGGCTCCGCACAGATTGGCTCCGTACAGATTGGCTCCGTACAGATCGGCTTCGCGTAGATCGGCTTCGCGTAGATCGGCTTCGTGTAGATTGGCTTCGTACAGATTGGCTTCGTACAGATTGGCTTCGTGTAGATCGGCTTTGCACAGATTGGCTCCGCGCAGATTGGCTCCGTACAGATTGGCTCCGCACAGATTGGCTCCGTACAGATTGGCTCCGTACAGATCGGCTTCGCGTAGATCGGCTTCGCGTAGATCGGCTTCGCGTAGATCGGCTCTGTTTTTCAAAGCCCACATCACAGATAAGCCAATTTTTAGGTTGATTGGGCTATCGTCACCGCATTCAACCTCTGCCGTGAATTGAACTTTTTGGGTAAATCTATTTTTGATTTCGTATTCCATTACTTCTCTCCTGTTTTCTTGGACGACAAAACCCGAACGTGCATTGCACTGAAGTCTATGCAGGCTTCGCATTCAATCCCGTCGTCGTCACCGAACTCAACCGGGCAGTCCGATTCGCCGTATTTGAAACCGTGTGTTTTGCAACAATGCGTAGAGTGTACGCTCATCATACTTCCTTTATTTCTTTCAATTCAAAAACAAAATGCTTTCGTGCCTTGTCTTCACCGCCTACTTGTGGGCCTAAGTTAGCGTAAGCTGTGTTGTATAGATCGCTGAAGTCGGGATCTGTCTTTTTCGACTTTACAGCAACGAAGCCAACTTTACAACCCTTTTCTAGCATACCGTTCCCAGCTGTGACGATCCAGAAGGTATATTCAAGTTTCTTAGACATCTTCTAACTCAATTTCATTGAACACGCGGCGCATGCTCTTATTCATCAAAGGAAAGAACTCCGCTGTTACGACAAACCGGTCGAGTTCAGGGAAAGTCTTTCCGTACATTTCAAATGTGCTGAGACACTCAAGCGTCTCGGGATCAGGCATAACTTTCGGCCGCCAAGAAAACAACCACAAATCCTTACCCGGACGGTACATGAATTTACCTAAGTCACGTAACTCTTCGATTGGGGCATCTAAACCCGTCTCTTCTTTGAGCTCACGAACAGCGGCTTCCAGAGGGCTCTCACCGGAATCCAATTCTCCCTTGGGAAGATCCCAAAAGGTATTGTTCGTGCTGTGACCCATCAGCAATCTTTTGCCGTCAGTTACCAAAACACCTGCGGTTAAAGCCATCTTAGAAACCTTTCAAAACATGCATTGGACCCGGCCTGTTCGTAAACTCGTAGCCGGTTGCGGTCATGATCGTCAACAAATCACGTAAGCTATTTGTGTCGCCGGGTTGGCGCCAACGCCGGTTCTTAGCCGGAACTGATTCCGGGTTCAAGCGCCAAACACGCTGCCACTTCCAAGGCTTGTTGACCCGGATGGAACCCGAAGATATTGTGAAAATCATGTTATATCGTTGATCCAAAACCACATATTTTCCGGCGCCCAACATTGCGAGTTTGACTTTTTGCATTTGCTTGATCCCTACCTATTTCTTAATGTTCCTTATGATAACATCAAGTTGATATAAGTCAAGCACTTTCTTCATAGGACGCCCCCTGTAGCGTAGCAATATATTGAAGTTAGTGTGAAGGCTATCGCTGCTCCCACAATTAGCCCTATGTAAATCCACTCATAAGATCATTCATAACTTTGCACCACAAAAGCGCCAATAAACATTAGCACGCCGGCGATGTAGAGAGTCCAGACGAACCGAGACCGCGGAGACTTTTCTTTCAGAAGTGCGTTTGGATGGATTCCTGTCACATTTTCAAAACAAATCATATAACCTAAAGCTGCGACCATCGAGCCCAAGCCGGCCACAACCAGAAAAATTACCAACATTTTAATCTCCTATGCTTTAATTATATTTCGGTAAAGATGATCCACGTCGTATTTTTTATTCTCAGCAAAACGTCCCGGGACGTATCCAGACCAACAACCAATATATGCCATTTGGTAGGCATAATCCTTGGCTTCTAAAACCGCTTGTTCATGCGAATATTTTTTATGACCAACGCAGAACTGGTACCAGTCTTCATAGAATTCTGGATACTGTTCATACGCGGTCATCATTCTATCACTCCCAAGTTCGACCGATGGTCAAGTGCAATGACCAATTGGTACGTAGTTCAAGTTCTTCGCGGATCTCCATAGCCTTAGGGCAACGAACATTCACGAACCAATATGCGTTAGGGCGATCCCAACCAGTGGTGTCGCCGGCCTGACGTACCGTCAAACTGTATTCGAAGTCAACAGTTTCGCCGTGATACTTCTTCCAAAAGTCTTTCCAATCACTGCGAGCATGACGTAGATCGTTCAAGCCACGAATAACGCTAATGTGCGCGTCCCACGATGGCTGGCACAAACCGTTCTTATCCAAACCCAGCGGGTTCAGGTACATCTTGTCAACCCACCAACGGAAGTACCGGGTAAGTTCACGGTCAACGGTGATAATGCACCACTTCTCAGGGCGCTTCTTCAGACCAGGACGAGCGGGATCATAAATGATCTTACCCGAACCCTTAATCCAATCATGCTTCATTTCAGTCATATTCTTTTCCGTTCTTAATGTTCTATACGATAACACCAATACGGTTTAAGTCAAGAACTTTACCTGTCTTTTCTCAAGTTCGTCTTTGAGAGCTGGTAGAAGGTGTCGTTCTACGTTCAGCTTCAGCGCCAACAGTTCCGACAATGTCATATCCGTCAATTCGGCTCCGACGTTTATACGGAGGTTATTGAACCGGTCATCGAAAATTGGTGGCTGAGTATTGATTTTCATTTTCCGGCCAATTCCCGAACCACCTGATCATAAGTTTTCAGCCACGGTCGCGGCCAATCTTTCAAATCATCAAGCGACCGAACTTTGTTCTCATGTTCGGCAATATGTTCTGCTCGTTTAGCCGGGTCCTGGGTTGTATGTTTTGGCATCTTATTTCCAATAAAGGGGGAGGGGATTTCTCCCCTCCCGCTGCTTTGTTTTTGATCTTACTCTTCGAAGAGTTCTTTGACCACGTTGAATGCGTCTTCAACTGTGGCACCTTCGAGCTTCGGCTTGATCGCCAACGTGGTTACGATGCCCATAAGTTCACGTGACTTCGCTGCGTCCTGTAATTGGAACACTTGCTCAACCGATTGAGCGCTCGCTACCGTCCGTGTCTTTTTAGCAACGTGTTGGATGAAGTCTTCAGGAATGCCGGCTGCATCAAGTGCTGCTTCAACTTTGGCCAACATTTCTTCGTCCTGGGCGTACTTGGGGTCAATTGCGAACGTTTCTTCCTGGTCAACGATCACTTCAAAGTCGATGCCGTTTTCTTCCAAGAGAACTTGCTCTTGGGCGCTCAGTACTGAACGCGACGACCGCTTACGAATTTCGCAGGATGCCGATCCAAAACCTTCGACGCCACGGAAGCTGTCTGGACGCTTGCCCATTTTCGCACCCGACTTGGAAAAGTGATCGCGCATTTGGTTAAGGACTTTACCGTTAATGCTTTCGGCGGCGCCATCAAGTGCGTCTTGTAAGACACGAATCGATGCAAGTTCTTTCATGCCTTTGATCTGTACGATTTCTTTTTCTTTGCCTGCTTTTTTCGGCTTCGCTGGGGTTGCTGCTGCTGCTTTGTCAAAACGTCCCATGTGCTTTCTCCGTGTGTTTGTGTTAATTACCATTATAAGATAACACCAACGTGATATTAATCAAGCATTCATTTGCACTTTCTGCATTTTTCTGCATAAAAATCAGGACATTATAGTACCAGAAAAAATGAGAAAAATGCACCTTTCTACTTGATTAATATCACGTTGATGTTATTGTAATTAGACAATGAGGAACAGGAGATTACAATGTCCAACATGAAGCGTTATATCGAGACAGTTCAAGAGCAAGCTGATGAAGCTTTCCGTGCATACGTTGAAGGCGATCTCAGCGCAGCAGTTAACCCGCATGGGGTTGACGCCGAAATGGCCAACGAGATTTGGCAGGCCATGTTTGACGAACTCAAAGCAGAGTACGATGCTTGGATCGATGGCATTGACGAAATGGTCGAAGCTGACCGCATCCTTGAAGCAGGTGCATTCTAATGCAATTTAACGAATATGATTTCTTGTGGCCACCTCGCCCGAGCGCGAAAACTGCCCCCGAGTTATTGGGTCGGTATTCGCGTGACGGTTGGGTAGCTCAATACAAGAAGAACGGAACGTGCAATGTTCTGTACGTGAATCCAGAACGTGAACTGATTGTTCGAACTCGGCATGATACCGAGCACAAACGGTGGTCGCCAACTGAAAAGTCCAGCGCACCGTTCAAAGCTCTGCCTGGTTCCGGTTGGTATGTTTTCGTGACCGAGGTCATGGATAACAAAACCTCCGAAAAGATCAAAGACACTCATTACATTTTTGACATTCTCGTTGCAGACGGCGAATATTTGGTCGGAACGACCTTTGCCGAGCGGCAAGAGATGTTGAAGGAACTGTTCTTGAAAGGTGATGAAGAAGAATGCTACTCACACTGGGTAATCAATTCGAACGTGTGGTTAGCTAAATCCATCACCGGTAAGTTCAAGCCGTTGTGGCGCGAAGTAAATGAATGGGCCAAAAATATCGATGGCGCACCCACAGACGAAGGATTAGTCCTGAAGGATCCAGAAGCTCAATTGGAATTATGTTCCAGGGAAGGTTCGAATTCGGGTTGGATGATCAAGTGCCGGGTTGAGCACGACAATTATACTTTCTAGTCGTCGAACGGATCATCCATATCATTGTGGTAGAAATAATCCATCGAAGCTTCTTCCAAAATTGATTTGATGTAATCATCTAAATCAACACTGAGTGCTTCAGCTGCAATTTCAAGACGTTTTTGGGTCTTCGAATCTAATTCAATTGTCATTTTCTATCCTTAAATTTCAGAATGGGTTACTCTACAGAACGCGTCTTCTTCCGGAATGTATTCCCAGATCACAATACCAGTATCTGAATGAATGAAGTATAACTGGCTGTTAATCATTTCTACAATTTCTGGAATCAGAGAAATGAAATACATGAATTGCTCAGCTGTTGCGCATTCTATCATCTAAAACCTTCCTCGTTTCTTTCCTGTTCCGTTGCAAGCACCGCATCGCGGCGAGTTATAAGTGTCGTAGCGTCCGCTACCGTTACAAGCAATGCACGTATCATCGACCGGCGTTAGATGTTTGGTGCGGTATTTCTTTGGAACCTTACGTGGTTTCATTTTTTTGCTTCTTCTGCTTCTATTTCTGCTAGAATAGGCTTTGCCATTTCTTGGAAAACTTCTGAAAGTTCGTCTTCCATTTTAGCCTTATCAGCTTTGTCAGTAAAGTACGGCCCGAACCATGGAACAGGAACTATTGATTCCTCTTCAACCCATTTATCTAATAGACGGGTCATAGGATTAGTTTTCTTTTCTTTCTTTTAAACCATCCGAACATATTATTTCCTTACATAAAATAGATGCGCACCCACTTGGGCCACTTTGATTTTCTTTTTGCTCCACCAAGGATCAACGTAATTGGCATGGTACCATTTAGCACCTTTTGTGAAATCTTCGTATTTGCCTGCTAGAGTCTTTCCGGCGATGTTCCAGGCTAGAATCCAAGCAGTTTGGTCACGTACTAGATCCCTTTTACCGTCTAGGGTCCATGAGAACTGGGCAATGTTTCGATAGTTCTGCCAAATCACTTCTGAGTAGGTATCTGGAAATTCGTCACTCTTAACACGGTTTCGAGTTACCAAAGCAACAGCAACCTGACCTTTGATTGATTGGTTACGTGCTTCGAAATAAATGTTGCATGCAAGGCTGTGTCTTTCGTTTGCCCTATATTGTTCACAATCGAACTGACCAGACCATGCCGGTACCGGTTCCAGCAGATACTCAACAACCAAATCCCTTTGAAGAGGCTCGGTTAATTGATAAACCATTTCTCCTGACCTAAAAACTTCGGGTTGAGGATTAGCAACCGCGTAACCGGTAAACAAAACGACAATAGCAGAGATTGAAATTAAAAAACCTTTTAACATCTTCTTCTCCTTTTCAATTTTGTGCCCCCTCCCGGATTCGAACCGGGACGACCGAAGTCATGAGATTTTAAGTCTCACGCGTGCTACCAATTTCGCCAAGGGGGCGGCTTAGAATGAGAAAAATTTCGGTGAAACCTTAATATCAATAGGTTTCGGTAACTTCTCCCATCCGTTTTTTAACAAATCGTTAGAGTCTTTGGGCTTCTTCTTATCCGGATCAAGGCTCCATGTAATATGGTAAGTGCTGCCGTCAGGACGGTCAGTAGATCCGTTGATAGAAACCACAAGAGCTTCGATTCCATCTCCTACTGCGTGACCAACAACCTGTGCATCGGCCTCATCCGGAACTTGATCAGCCGTGACACCAAACTTGTGAGTGATGTGATGACCAATTAGTTTCGGAAATTCTTGAGGAAATAATTTCGTTAAGGGGCCGCGGCTCTCATTGTGGAGAACGTAACCCGTATAACCTTTCTTAGTGACATCTGAATGTTTCATAATTAAAAATAACTGCTTTCTATGTCTGTGTCAAGTAATAAATATATTTAACCAAGTAAATAATGATCGTCAGAAACTTTGCCATTCCAAAGCATTTCCCAACGAATCTTATAAAAGTCTTCGTCGGCGAAACGACTATGTTTTGCAAGATCCGGTAAGGAATCGAAACGTTCACGTTCTTTTCCCCAGCGATCGCAGACGATGAAATATTCAGCGTCTTTCCATTTTTTGATATTCATTTACTTCCTCCATTAGATTACACTAATGAAAGAAGTCCTCGAAAGTACGCATTTGAATTAATCCTTTTGTCATTGTCTCGGTTATACTTCCATTGCTGGTTTATACCAAGCACTTTCTTTAAATCTTTCGGGCGATAAGCCGAAGAATTCACATCTCCAATTCGAAGCTTCAAAGAAATCTAATCCCATCCACTCGTTTCTCTTATCCCACACTTCTTCTGCCGCTAAATCCCAATCGGTATTCACGACGATTCGTTCCACTTCTAGTTTCTTTTCTTTGACCTCGTCAAGATCAAAACCGTCCCACTCGTAATGTAAGACTTCGAAGCACCGACCAGAAGAGTCATAGAAATCAATCGAAACATCAATTCCCCATTTAGGTCTGATATTCAAAACTTTCCAAATACTCGGATCGTTTTTTGTCAATTCTTCTAGGTATTCTCTGGCCTCTCCTGCAAAACCTTTGCGTTGGAAAAGCCAAGAATGATTCATCACCGCGCCTTCATGTCTAGGACTTTGATGAAACCATTCTTGTCGATTGCTGTGTTCCCAATCGCCTCGATATGTTTTTGCGTGTTTATGATAGAGAATTTCGAGCGGAGACAAAACGTATCCGTTATGATCGAAATAGCCTGTGGTGTATTGAGGCCCGGTAATCATCAGCAAAACGGGTTTTGTGAAATAAGGGTTTGGATCGAATTGGTTTTTGGATAGTCTCATTCTTCCTCTCGAACGATCTTTAGCGCTGTAAGCTTTTTGGGATCGTCAATAACTGAACTTGAAAATGTGAATCGCCATTGTCCGTTGGACATTTCTTCGAAAACAATCATTTTCTTGTCTGTATTTATTTGAACGATCTTACCTAAGTCTAATTCAGTGCCGATTCCTTCTAAAACCAAGGTTCTCTTAGGTTGTTTCTCTTTCTTTTTCTTTTTGGGTTTGTCGTCTTTGAATTCTTCAGGGACTTTGCCCCAACCAATTTCTCGGTCCCATTGTTTCTGCGTGTATTTCATGGAAATGCCTCCTTCACTATAAAAGTAAAGGAGGCAATTCTAGATGTCAATTATTGAATTTGTTTTGTTCTAGGATCTCCTGCCGGAACAGGAATCAAACCTTTGTCAACCAAATATCCGTAGTCGCCAGATGCTTGATCGCTTAAGAATTCTTGAACAAACTCAGCCATGCCTGGAATTTTACCAATGTGGCTTTCTTTCACATAAAAGAACAATGATCGGGAAACCGGATAGCTACCGTCAGCAATAGCGTCGAACGTTGGTGCTACTCCGTCGATAACAGAACCCTGAACTTTGTCAGAATTGTTCTCCAAAAAGCTGTAACCAAAGATACCTAATGCATTGGGGTTAGCTACCAATTTCTGGATAATCAAGTTATCGTTCTCACCGGCTTCAACATAAGCGCCGTCTTCACGTAAACCGTGCGCTACTGCTTTGAACTTTTTCTTGTCTGTTTTTCGTAGTTCTTTTAATGAAGGGAATGTTTTTGCTCCAGCTTCCATAACCAACTCAACAAAAGCGTCACGAGTACCTGATGTTGGCGGTGGTCCTAAAACTTCGATCTTAATTTTCGGTAAATGGATCGAAATGTCGTTCCATGTTTCGAATTCATTCTCACGCAACACGCCATTTGAATCTGGAACATATTTTGCTAAAGCCATGTAAAGCTCACGAACAGTCAAATGCATCGGATACTTAGTCTTTGCGTTTGCAATCACAATGCCGTCATATCCAACCAAAACTTCTTGAATCTGTGTCACTCCGTTTTCTTTGCAGAGTTTAATCTCAGATGATTTGATTTGTCGGCTAGCGTTTGTAATGTCTGGATGATCGATACCGACACCAGAACAGAATAATTTAAGCCCGCCACCGGATCCGGTTGATTCGACTACTGGGGTTTTGAACTGACTTGTTTTTCCGAAGTTCTCAGCAACTGCGGTTGAGAACGGATAAACTGTGGATGATCCCACAATTCTAATTTGGTCTCTTGCTTGTGCGACGCTTGCAACCAAAATCATGCAAGCAGCAAGTAAAATGCTTCTCATTGTTTTCTCCTTGTTAAGTTTTACCAAAGATATTTAAACATAGAGCAGTTTCCGTTTTGTTACACTCAGCAAAAAGATTTGTTACTGCTTTCTTATTTTAACTCGAAAGCATCCAGGGTTTTGTTCTTCGCACCAAAGAGCTCTAGGATGACCAGAAACCCATGACGGAAATTCCCGCTGCATGGGTCCTCGTCCGGTTACGATAGTGACTGATCTTTTCTTATTGAAATAGGCTCGGTCGACTTCGTCCTGAAATTCTTTCCAGGCATTGTGTAGAGTCATACCGTGAAGGTCAAGCATCACATTTTTTTCTTAACTCTTCGACGAATTCTTCAGCTTGTTCACGATGGTCAAAAACAGCCGACGAGAGTGTAATTGAATAAGATCCATCACCCCAACCGCTATCCTCGATATCAACTACTTCAAGCATACTTTCGAAATCTAAGTCCTTGTTTTTATTGGCTTCAATTTGCTTAGATTGCCATTTACGAAGCTTGGCAGTAAACATTGCTTTTGCAGAATCAGAAGAAATATTCAAAGCATTGAATAAATCAAGAGTCACATTCAGAACATCACATAGTTCTTCCATCACCGCTTCTTTTGGATTGGCGGTCAGTGCTGATTTGGAAAGGTTTTCGGCTTCTTTCAAGACTAAAAATGCCTGCCAAAATTCACCTACTTCTTCAGTCAATTTGCCTGCTTTCTTCCACAAGTCAACATCTGCGTCGTTCGCAGATAATTCTTCTAGCAACTCAAAATCAATAAAGTCTTTAGCCATGATGGGTCCTTTCAATTTGTAGCTGTCGGGGTGGAGGGATTCGAACTCTCGGCTTCACCGACCCAAACGGTGCGCTCTGACCAGGCTGAGCTACACCCCGTTATGATATTTATATAGTCATTTGTCTTTGTTGTCAATAATTTTGTCCTCCCGGTGAGACTCGAACTCACAGCTTCCGCTTTAGGAGAGCGGTGTTCATCCTGTTGAACTTCGGAAGGTTAAATAAGACTATGAACGGACACATTTTTATCATCGGCGGGCAACACGGAGACGAACCAACTGGTATCGAAATTTGTCGTATGCTTATGCCAATAAAAGAAAAGGGCAAGGTTTTAATTTTGCCGTGTGCCAATCCAATCGGTTATGAACAAAACACCAGAGATAACAACGGTGTCGACATGAATAGAGCGTATAATGACCTCTTAGAAGACCAAGAACTAGGTAAAAAGATTGACACGATTAAAGAGGCGTGTAAATCAGCAAGTCTAGTGATCGACGTTCATAGCACATTTGAGAGTATGCTAGAAGAGCCTTGTATTCTGTTAAATCAATACGCAGAAGAATACCGAGGAATTATGGATATTGAAGAATACCAATCAGAGGCTCCGGAAGGATCTCTTCGTTGGTTCTGCGATCAACACAAGGTCCCGATGATCACTTATGAAGCTGTCGAAATTGACCCGGTCTGCGAAGACCAAGTCAATACCGGAGTCGATCAAATTTTAGCTGTTCTTAACGAAGTCCTTGATTAAAGTCCAAAGAGACTTTTTCTTTTTAAAATCAAAAACTTTTTCCTTACCTAGCATTCGAACCGTCCAACCATCACTCAACCCTTCTGGCAATTTGATGGTTATAACTCTACCAGGCTTTGCGTGTTGCTTCGGAACCCAGTATTCGATCTTTCTGCTACCTTTTTGTAGCATGCATTGAATATATGCTGACATGATTATCCTCCCATCTAAATTGACGGGAGGATTCTTTCAGTAGTCGGCCAGGGATTCGAACCCTGTCAAGAACTCACATCTAGAGCTAAAGGGTGTATAAATCCCTCCCGCGTACCAACGCCACCGACCAAGATATTATTGGTTCGGTGACGGATATTCGTTGTTTATTCGTTTTCATAATCTTATTTAACCTTTCGTGCTGTCCATTTTTCTGGTTTGTGAAGAAACATTAGGGTCTCCTGTTTGTTTTTAGTGGGACCAGGAGGATTTGAACCTCCGACCTCTTGCATGTCAAGCAAGCGCTCTCCCCCTGAGCTATGGTCCCGTTGAAGAGGTATTCGACCAAACATTGGGCGCTGTGTCTACTAGCCTCTTCTACTCCTGTTTGCCGTGTCGAGCAACAGAAGTCTCAAATCTATTTATTTCCCAAAGGATTGCTTCTTTGTTCAATGCGGTTATTTCAAAACGACCAACATCAACTGACCAATATTCACGACCTTTTGGGTCTTTTCTTTCTCTAGGTTTTAGCATTTTCTCACCAGTTAATATACAGTGCAAAAATGACGACGCCGAAGACTACCATCAACGGCAACACTTGCTCAATCATAGCAATTTAAGCTGCCCGGTGATTGGTTGTAAAGCTTCATGGGTATCGGGCCCAATTGCGACAGCGGTATAAGTCGGCACACCATCGAATTCGGTGAACCCAGCGTCTTGAATAAGTGAAGTAATCATTCCTAACTCCTTGGCTTCTGAGTGAAGCTTTAATAATTCTTGTTCACTATTTACTGAGACGCAGATTTTTGCGAACCTACCAGAAAGCCAACCAGTTAACCTGGGGTCATCAATCAACTGACCGTCTTTTAAAATTGCCGCCATGGATGCGTGAGCTCCCTGTGCGACCATCTTGCCCTTACGCATATTCAAATCTTTGCGAAGGATAATGATTTGTTTGAAGTTATAATCTTTGTTCATCTTTCCTCCCACTTTTCTTTGCACTCTTGATAAGACATATCAACGCACATTAGACCATAAACCAAAGTCAAACCAAACAGCCATATAAGAGACTGATACTGAATAGCGAGCCATAAGAACAAGAAAAATGGACCAACCACGTGCAAGGTAAAATTGATGAATCCAACCAAATCAACTAGAAATCTTTTGGTTTGATAACCAAATCTTGCCTTACAGAATTCTTGCTGAGAATTAAAATCAGCAGGCTCGGGCGGCAAAGGTCTCTTGTTGTCGACTTCTTTTCCCCACTTTTCTATCTTTCGATATAAGCTTAAGATCATGACTTTTCCTTTCGTCTCTCTATGCATGCCGGGCATTCACAAAAAGCTCGACACATTGGATCAAAAATTACTTCTTTCTCGTCGTCGTAACAAAATCACCGGCGCTAAGTTTATTAGCTGAATCAAAATAGCGCTGATGAATATCGAAATCAGTTTTCGCATCATACATCCAAACTTTCCCAGCAGGAGATGAGAACATTAAATGCAAATTAGTCGGGTCAAACATTTTCTAAAATCTCTTTCATTTTGGACTTTATCCAAAGAATTCTAAAGTTTCCTTTGCGTGCTGCACGTTCACAACGATAAAGTTCTTCCATTGTCGGTAGACATCGTAATGAAACTGCCACTAGATGTCGGTTATTCTGTAATTTAGGCGTTAAAAGCATTTTCTGCATAGTATTAGCAATATCCCAATTTCGGACATCAAATACAAATGGCTCTCGCGGAAAGTCTTTACCTTCCATCCAATCGTTCATTCTATAACGCTTCATTTCTTTCTTTCAAATATTTTAGCATTGGTGTATTCATAATCACATGACCTGGTTTCGCAGCCGAATGCTCGAGACCTGAGTAAATTCTCATAAGACGAAGAGGAACACGGTTTTCGTTTAACTTAGCTATCCAACACCAATGCCCGTTTATCAATTGATTATGAATCTGCCACTCTGGCCCCAGAATTTCTAAGGCTTCGGCTGGCGTTTTCCATTCATCTTTCAAGGCGGGTCCTTATGTTTGATTTTGGCAGGGCATCCAGGACTCGAACCCGGAACTTAAGAATCAGAATCTCACGTGATTACCAGTTTCACCAATACCCTATCTGTGCCGACGGAGAGAATCGAACTCCCAATCTACGGTTTACAAAACCGTTGCCTTACCATTCGGCCACGCCGGCTTAATAACTTTGACCCTATTGCTCAAAAGCAATTTAGTGGAGCCACGGGGATTTGAACCCCGGACCTTCGCGTTGCAAACGCACTGCTCTCCCGCTGAGCTATGGCCCCAATATGTTATTTAATGTCTTTTTGTCACAATGTCAACCAATAAATTTGGATCTGTATTCGTCTTCAACCTTTTTTCCTAGCTTAGGGTTTTCTGTAAACCATTTGCAATCGTGTGGATTGATCGTTGGCATTTCAACGTCTTCGCCGTATCGCTGTTTCAGTAAACTCTCCAATGATTTGCCTGCGAGACCTGCATCTTCAAGGAAAATTTTTCTCAAGCATTGAAGCCTGAAATACTGCTCATCGTTCTTGTCAATTAAATTTATCATTTGGCTCCAGAGGCAGGATTCGAACCTGCAACCGTCCGATTAACAGTCGGATGCTCTACCGTTGAGCTACTCTGGAATAGAGTCATTGTTTCTTAAGTTCTTCAAGAATCCAATAAAGACCTTTGTTGATGCCGCCTAACATTTTAGTTGAACAAGCACCTTTAATTACATTCGTAGCATCCAGCAATTTAATTTCACCGTTTTTAGAAGCTTGAACTAATTCATGTAAAACTGTTTCGGCATCTTTTGCCCATTTGTTTTGATGCACTTCAACAGATTCTACAAGTTCAGCTACATAATCTAACCGTAGCATTTTCTGTGCTCTTTCTGATTTTGGATCCATATTATCTCCTTTGAGCGGGTACACGGAATCGAACCGAGATCATCAGATTGGAAATCTGAGGCAATGCCTTTATACGATACCCGCAAATTATTAAGTCTTAGTTTACGACGGTTCCTTCTTTCTTGTCAATTTGTTTTTCTTCAAACCTTTAGCTTTTTTGTTCGTAAACTTTTTAAACATTTCTTCCTTTCTTGTCTTTTATTCTAAGGAAGAGGAGATGATTTATCTAATGTTTCGTCCCTTGACATGTCATTTTGATCAGCAAGAAAGTTTAGCATGAGTTCACGCATGGCTGCGGCTGATACACCTTGATAAGAAACTGTTGATGACGTAAAAGGAATCATCATGTATTCTACTAATTCTTCTTTCGTGGTAATATCCTTAATTTTCATAAAAGTATTTATGTTGGTGCTCCCACTCAGAATCGAACTGAGGTCGGCCGACTACGAAACGGCAATAATATTCCACTATACGATAGGAGCATTGAGTTCCCTACCGGATTCGAACCGGCGTTTGAACCTTGAGAGGGTCCTGTCCTAAGCCGCTAGACGAAGGGAACAAATTATACGGAGACTTTAACCAAAAGAGGCGGTAACTTTGTTTGCACCACGCGACCATTCTTGTCATAGACTTTGAGTTTTTGCTCCAAGTCTTTAACGTTCACGCTGTATGAAGGCTCGAATTTTTTTTGAATAACTTTCATACCAATCCAATCCTCTTAAGACTATCACGGATTTGATCAGCTTTAAATTCATTGTAAAGCCCTGACAGTGCCGGTGCTTCTGATTGTGTTGTAAACATCGTGGTCTTCTCAACCGGTCTGTCTTTGAACTGCAGAAGGCAGAGAACCGTATCGCCTTGGACTTTAATTGTGTGAATATCCTCAGCTTTGTGATCAATTGATTCACTTTCTTTTTGGATAGTGATGTCGTCTGTTCTTCGAAGTATCACTTCCCCGTTTTCTTCAAACCCATTGCCGCCTAGAAGCGGTGTCCGATAATCAAAACGGTTGACCTTCGCCTTCCATTTCTTAATGAACCGATTCAGCTGGCGTACTTCTCGTTCCGCCGTTTTCTGTGCTTCAGGTGTTTCGTTACCGACTAGCATATCGTTGCTCGTCGTTGCGGCTTCATAATACTTGCTGAGTTGATATTCAGCTTCAGCAACAATTTCTTTGTCGGTGTATTCTTCTGGCTTTTTGTTGTCGTCAACACCAATTATGTGCTCCAACGAATAAGCCAACTCGTCAACATTAAGCGCGTCTTTAACTAACTTTCTCATATCAACACTCCTGTTTCTCAGTGTCCATATAATAACATCAAGTTGAAACTAGTCAAGTATTAATTTTAATCATCGGAGTTGCAGGTGATTTTTGCATAAGTTCACCTTTACGTTTCATTCGTTTCCGGTCGGCTACACCCGAACCAACTCCTCCGGCTTTTGCTCTCTTAAAAAACTTCGCATAATCAGAGTCTTCTAATAAAAGAGCGTGAATTTCTTTTTAGTCATAGGTCGTTCTTCAACTATCGTCTCATCCGGTCTACTTTTCTTTCTCGTAGCAACGCTTTGCACCAAAGCATTTAACGAATGCCTGTATCGAGACTTGCGTTGAATAGCTAAACTACCGACATTATGAATGTTCGGTGCTGTAATTTTGGAAATTCTGTAATGCATTTTCTGCCTTTCAAAGAATTCATTTGGCGGAGAGACAGGGATTTGAACCCTGGGGACGCTTGCGCGTCCAACGAGTTAGCAACCCGCCGCCTTAAGCCGCTCAGCCACCTCTCCATTTATCTTTTTGATGGTTTTCTTTTCTTTGGTAATTTCAAAGCCTGTTCATCTTCAATTTCAAAGTTTTCCATAAATTTCAATTGATCATCTTCGTCGGTAAATTTGAACTGGACTCTTCCGTTGTACCTCAAAAACCACTGTTCCGAAAATTTCATTCTGACACCAAAACTTAGCGCGTGGTGCTACTCTTCCGTCAACGATTGCTGTATAAGGATAGTGCATTTTGAAATATTGTCTCTGGTCAATAATCATTTCGACCTCTCAATTCTTCCTTTGCATTTCTTCTTAGTTTGCGATTAACTTGACTACAATAATTAGCCCACCATGCAGAATGCACAGCGTAGCCTTTTCTTCTTTTGGGTTTGAATAACTTCGCCTCTTCTTTTGTGACACGACGTAATCCGCTTGTTCGTCCTATAGACATTTTTCTTCTCCTAAAACTGTACGGGTTTCAGCAGCCGCAGTTTAGGGTAATTTTATACTCTTGTCTTGAGTTTGGCGGAGAGTGAGGGATTCGAACCCCCGGTACCTTGCGGTACATTCGCTTTCCAAGCGAACACGATCGACCACTCTGTCAACTCTCCAAATCTAACTCGACGGGGCCGTGCTATACCTTCTCCAATCAACCCGTCTGTATGAAGGAAGCCAAAACTACTAAGACGAATCGCATCGAGCTAACCTAGCCCCCGGAAAGAGTGTTTCTAAGCATCGAAGGGTAGTTTCCAGTCATCGTAGTCTTATTTAATACGGTTTCTTTTCACTTGTCAAATAAAATTTGGCGCTCCCCCGAGGACTCGAACCCCGATCTCAAGTTTAGAAGACTCGTGTTATATCCAGTTTCACTAAGAGAGCATTTGGCGGAAGGAGAGGGATTCGAACCCCCGGACCCTGTGAAGGGTCAACTGCTTTCGAGGCAATCACAATAAACCAGACTCTGACATCCTTCCAATTGGTACTCCCGGTAGGATTCGAACCCACGTCCATTCGCTTCGAAGGCGAGCACTCTGTCCAGCTGAGTTACGGAAGCTTATATAGGTATCGTTCTTCGTTGGTGTCCGGAGATAAACCAGTTTCAACGAATTGTGCGTGTCCGGTGAAATCAATAATTTGATCTCGGAATTCATTCCATTGATGAGGAATAATCTCGCTATCTGCTTGAAAAAATCCTTGGACTCGTTCCACCATTCCGAATCCTTTCTTAGCTGCAAAATCATCGAACATTGCTGCGGTATGTCCACATGCTCCATCTTGGCAGCCGAACTCGATATCATCTTGGTTTTGCTTTTTGAATTGTTCTATCACGTCTTCAATAGTCAATCCGGTTAATTCATTTATTTTCATGTTATTATTTATATCGACTTCGATACTCTTTCCATTTTTGTCGCCATCGCCAAAACCACTTGGGTTTATGACGAACTAACCAAGCAAACCATAACCAAGGCATTGCCCGGACATAAGTTGGTTTCTCGTCAGTTTTGAATCCAAAAATCCTAAGAATAAATTTGTTTCGAACTGTTATCATGTTTCTAACCTTTCGAGGGCCAAGTGGGGTTCGAACCCACGTGTGACAGAGATTAAGAGTCTCCCGCTAACCCAACTCAGCTATTGGCCCATTGGAGGATCCTGTCGGATTTGCACCGACGTCTCGTGGTTAAGGGCCACGTGCTAAACTCACTCAGCTAAGGATCCAGTAGGGGACCGGGTGGGACTCGAACCCACGATGGGTGTTAACCAACGGATTAAAAGCCCGCTCCTTCGCCGCTCAGGTCACCGGTCCATTGGGTGTGCGACGAAATCAACGACATGGGCTATATCCTCATCATTCATTTCTGGATCAGAAATCTTAAGATCTGATCCTAAAGTTCATCTGTGATTGATAAAACCTTAGGATCACAAGTCCTAAGGTTAGCTGAGTTTGTGTTTCATCTCTATCGTTCCTTTTGTTAAATTGCGTCTGGATATTTAGCAGCCAATTTTTTGAGCTGTGTAATATCCTCTTTTCTTTTCAAGTCTTCTCGTTCTTTCTTTTTCTTTTCGGCTGTTCGTTTTCTTTTCTCGGCTTGTTCTTTAAGTCGATCCTGATTAGCCATTCTTTTTTCGTATTCTTCATCGGTTTCATCCTGAATGAAATCAACAAATACAGAGATTGGGTAGTATTCATATCCATCAAAATAACTGATGGTAATATCTCGACATCCTCGTTTTATCATTCTGTTTTCGAGTTCTTTCAAATTAGCACAGACCGTATCCACCGATCCAGTTAAAATGAGATTGTCGTGAAAAATAGAAGCTTCTATATCCTGAACACGGAAAGAAATTTTATTTTTGTCAGTTTTCTTTCCGATCATTTTTCCATTAAACATGACTTATCCTTTCTGTTGGTGGTTTCGGCTGGATTCGAACCAGCGACCTATCAGTTATCAACTGATTGCTGCTACCAGACTGAGCTACGAAACCTTTAGCTGACTATCTTAATCCCAAAGTCGCCGAACTCAAAGGAACAGCTCACCCGGTTTAGAATTATTGTCAGCAGCGCTAATTCCACCTTGTTAGGCTCAGCTAGCGTCTGTGGAGAAACGGGGACTCGAACCCCGAACTTGGCAGTGCAAGTGCCGCGCTTTCCCTGTTAAGCTAAATCCCCATTGTCTAAATGTCAAGTGTTGGTGCTCCTGCACAGAATCGAACTGTGATTTCAACCATACCAAGGCCGTGTAATAAACCATTATACGACAGGAGCATATTTGACTCGGTGGTTCCCAATGCCTTGGGCCTTTCCTTCCCCTCCGGAATATAAGATATGATCACTTTCAAATACCCTAGAGGTTGAGCTCCGAGCTAAAGGCCCTTCGCCCGTCAAATTGGTCCCCCGGGCGGGACTCGAACCCGCATCTTCAAATTTTGAGTCTGACATCAGTTCCAATTTGACCACCAGGGGGGGTGGATTTTTTTGTGCCCCTTCCCGGACTCGAACCGGGACGATCTTTCGATCACTAGAATTTGAACCTAGCGCGTCTACCTATTCCACCAAAGGGGCATAAACAGGATCCACTTAAACGTGCTCTACCAACTGAGCTATCCCCCATTAAGTTGGGGGAGAAGGACTCGAACCTCCGACACCGTGCTTACAATGCAAAAATTATGCTGCAGGGATCCTAAACTTTTATTGGAGCGGATACCGGGACTCGAACCCGGATTGTTGCGTTGGCAACGCAAAGTAATAGCCATTATACGATATCCGCATATCAGTAGCTTTCAAGGAAAGCAAAAACTTCTTCTTTACTTTGAAAGCTGAATGTGCCTTTCTTGCACATAATTCTAAAGAACCCACCAAAATCTTGAACAGTACCGAATCCCGGGAAACGGCCATTGCTTAAGGTTCTAGCATTCCATCTTGTTTTTCTACGATAAGGAACATGGTATTCATGCTCCAAGTTAAGAAGTTCTGCACACTTAGCGAAGAACTCTTGTTCCCGGCGAATCCGGGCTTGCTTTTCATTTTCCATTCGGTGCCCCAGGAGGGACTTGAACCCCCACGCCTTGCGGCAATGCGTTCTAAGCGCATCGTGTCTGCCAATTTCACCACTGGGGCATTCTTTTATTTAACCCGGCCAATCAACATCATTCGGTCGACGACCAGTTGTTTGAAAATTATGAAGATCACTTGCTCGTTGTTCGGCTGCACGTTGTCCAGCCATTTGTTTCCTTGAATTTTGGATCCTATCAAGTTCTGACTGCTCTGCTGCGTATACCTTTCCGCCACAAGCACGTGGTAGCTCAGGTCGGAATTGAACCGACGATTCTTGCCTTATGAGGACAATGCGTGATGCCATCTCGCCTCAGAGCCATACTACTTTCTTTCTTTCAAAAATACAAATGCTTTTTTGATTTTTTCAATTAATCCTTCTCTGCTTTAACTTGAAAAACAGAAGTACGGAGATTTCTCTCGAAGTCCGTAAAATTCTTGGGTTTTAGGATGAATACAAATTCTAACTTCGTATCCGGATACTTTCACATAACTTTCGTGTTCGAGTTGAATTGTTTTCATCTTTGTCTCCTATAGGCCTCGGGGTGCTTTTCAGGCACCATCTCCCAATTCATATAATGGGCACATTTAGCTTTATGCTACCTCGGCATTTGATCAGGTTGTGTTTTCACTAGCCATCCAGGCCCGGTCACCACCTCCGGCACGGAATCGAACCGTGTCGTTCGTTGCAGACGATTTGAAAAGTTGCTGAAAACAACCTATTTTGGTGGTGTATCCGGATGGAATTGAACCAACGACACGTGACTTTTCAAGCCACTGCTCTACCTGACTGAGCTACGGATACAAAAAAGCGCTGATAGAACACAAGCACTTTATAATTCTTTATTTTGTCCAGATTTTGTTACAGACTGAATACGATCATATTGATCATCATCATCGTCTTTGTACTTTTCCGATTGGCTTTCTTCAAATACTGAGATATCCTTTAATGGAATAGATCCTGCGTAAGCAAAGGACATTTCATTTGCAGTATGTAATGCTTTAAATTTAATATACATAAGCAAATTCTTTTGATGTCTAGTGTAATCAGACGTTATTTCATCTCGAATTAATTCGATATATGTATGATGGCTTCTATTGTATTCCGAAGGAAAAGCCTTATGTATCATTTGAACAATTAATTTATCGTTCTTTTTTTCGCTTTCCAGTAGTTTATTAACTGCATCCCACAACGAATCTTCATCGAAGCGTAATTTACTTAGATCATTAATTTTAACTTCTAAGATAACATTGGGAGAAGTCTTTGCAGCTCTAACGGCATACTTTCTTGCTGTTTCGGGCAATAAAGTTAGGTACACCATATTCTCGCTGTGTCCGACTATTTTGTCTCCGTACTCTGGACCAAGACCGGGTTTCAATCCTTTAGCTTTTTTAACCTTCTTTGCTATTGCTAATGAAGTGCCGTGAAAAGCAGTAATTGATCCTTTACCAGAAATTATTTTGTCCAGTTTGTTTGCTATATCAGTTAGTTTGTCATCTTCCTCAACGGTATAACCCGGAAGCTGATGTTTGATCTGTTTCACAATCTTGGCATACTGTGCTACGTCAATAGAGAATGCGCCGCCAATCAAGACATATTCGGAGTTTCCTTTATAGCCTTTCATACGCGATTGTCCACGCTTCGTCTCATCTACTCTTTTGATCGTTTTTTCTTTATGGTCTATTTCTACGTAAGCAGTGGGGCTTCCGATCGCTGCCTCAATTCTTTTGAGTTGGTTTAGTTGTTCTGATGATTTGATACTCGACCCATAAACTAGACCAGAATATGTAGCACTTGCGAATTTTTCAGGTTTTGCTGACATCAATTCTTCTTTGAAAAATGAAACAATTTCAGAAGAATTAATCTTATGCCGAACAGATAATTCTGCATAGTTTTTAAAAACTTCTTTAACTTCTTCTTTCTTATTTTCTAACTGCTGCTTCAATTCAGCTTCATTGCTAAAATCATCTAACAAATCTACAATTGCTTTATTGCCCGCTTGGTTTAAAGAAAACGAAATACCGTTTCCAAAACTAAAATCCTTAAAATTATCGCCGTTTAAGATTAAGATATATTTGGTTTCATAAGGCAACATGAAAGTCTTTTGACTTGCATCAATCTTGCCCTTTGTGATATATTCCAATATCAGAGATTCTGTTAATTCTTTTATTTTCATGTTTATATTTATTGGCGCACCCGAGAGGAGTCGAACCTCCATGTGTCCAGTTAACCTTTCACCTGATTCGTAATCAGAGGGTATACGGATGCATTATTCTAAAACTTCAATAAACAGAACACCAGTCAATCTATTTCGCCCCCATCAAAAGCCACTGTCGACTGCAGAAGTATCAGGTCAACCCTCGAAGGATAATCTTCCCGAAGTTCCATCACATCTAAAACAGAAAAATGTATCTTAATCATTCCATCGTTCTGTAACAGTGACTTTTGGTGGAGGCGCGGACATGTCTCATATTTATTGGAGCGCCAGACAGGAATTGAACCTGCATACTTCACCTTTGCAGGGTGACGGACTACCGTTCTCACCACTGGCGCATATTGGTCCCCCGCCCCGGACTCGAACCGGGATCTTCGCCGTCTAAAGACGCTATCAGTTCCAATTTGACCAGCAGGGGTTGGTACTCGGTGTGAGATTCGAACCCTATACGTACGAAAGAATAAAAAACTGGAATTAAATCTTAGTAATCCCAGTTGGAATCGCACCAACGTCTCCGGTATGTAACACCGACGCTAATCTCCTCAGCTATGGGATCAAATTTAAGTGGTCTAATGCACTGCTTCCCTATCAGGCCAACCGAGCATAGTGGTTCCGTTCCCTACCAAGGAGGTCTACGGTTTCCTTAACCCTTACATCTTACGTCAAAGAATTACGACGTCGCTTCGACCACTTCTGCCAAAGTTGACGACGAGAACGTCGCTTGCTTTGACGGCGGCGAAGTCTAAGATTCAACCGACGGTAACGCATTTGCTTACGTTTCCGACTGCCTTTCTTACGACGACCGTGATGCTTTTTATTGAGATCTTGTCTCGCTGGCATCTGTTTTCTCCCATTAAGGGTTGAACTGCCAGCCCGGATTGCTAACGCTTAAACTGGCTGGCCGGTTCCAGCTTCAACAGTATTTTGCATTTTTGCCTCCTCGAGAGTTTTTAAATGTTTTCGAATGTATCGCATGAACATGATTGCTTTATCATGTGCAAGGAATGTTGCGTTTCCAATATCATCAATCGGCACAGGAAACTCGAAGCCGTCTTCTGTGACGTACCAAAGTTCCTTGTCGAAGTAATGAACAAAAGAAACAGTCTTGTCTTTAACCATATCTTTAATATTCATAATAACTCCTATGAATGGGGTGATCAGCCGGGTTCGAACCGAGCTCCTTCAGATTCACAGTCTGGCATGCTCCCAATTACACCTTGACCACCATATATGTTGGTTCCGTTCGACTAACGGTTTCCTTAAAATTGGCTTTGCGGGGTGGACTAATGCCTGCCATTTCACAACGTCGACTTTGCTACTTGGCACCCATTCTTTAACCATAATCTTTAATATTCATCTTAGTCTCCTTGTTCGAGCGGACCTAACGAGAATCGAACTCGCTCGCCTTTCGGACTGCATCGACAGTGCAGCGGCTCCCCATTTGCCTCCAGGTCCAATTAAAATTTAATTTTTCTTCCTTTTCGCCATCCCTCTGGAATGGCTTCATTTTTCATAATCGTTTACTTTCTGTGTGTGGGTAGCACCCAGCCTATGGTTTCGAATCCTTCACGCTACTTAAAGTCGCGTAGCTCAGCCTGGTCAGAGCAGGGTGTTGATAACACTCAGGTCGTTGGTTCGAATCCAACCGTGACTACCAATAAGGAGAAAGACAGCAACCGCTCTTAGCTCCTGATGTAGGAATCGAACCTACCATCGACTTATCGTCGCCAAAGGATTAACAGTCCCCTCGCACACCTTGCGCGCTATCAGGATAAAATCTAGTTTGACACGGATACTAGCAAACCGTATAATGAACTCAATCTTTTATCAATTGTTTGCCAAAGTTTCCAAAGGCCACAGGTTGTTTCATGGAACGTTAATTCTTTAATTGGCAGGTTCGAAAACACATTCCCCTGCAAATAGACTAAATAGTCTTTTAGACATTTGAAACTCCTTTCAGTTTTATTTACAGTTGCAAATCTTGCCCAAAATCATTTAAGTCTGCTCAAGCATTAAATGCACATAAACGTGCTCATATGAATTATAGGCACGAACCAAATCACATCAAGTGCTGCTCGATTCTAACCAAACAAGAAATTGTTATTTCGCAATTAAAGAAGCACGAAACAGCTTGGATCAAGAATCGAAAAGAATGTCCACAATGTAAGCTCATTCATTTCAAACCTAAATTCTGTTCTTCATCGTGTGCCGCAACATGGAACAACAATCATTCAAAACCTAATCGTAAACGAGGCCCCGTCGCGAAACCAAAGATAAATCTAAGAAAATTATCAAAATTTCAAACATCGAAGTTCCTATTGTAGGGCCTTATTCTACAGCCTATCGAAATAACTGTTCAAAAACTGATAGAGTATTTTATGCCAAATCATATCGCAAATTCCATCCAGATCTTAAAGAAACTAGAGCAGAATATGCTAGATCATGTGGATTTCAATTTGGCATTTCATCTTTTCCTAATTGGTTCGACGGGGCGATAATCAAAAAACACGGTTGGTATTCGACTCCAGGATCTCGCTCGGGCATCAAAAACATAAATGGCGTTTCTCGAGACCATATGGTTTCTATTGCCTTTGGTTGGAAACATGATATCGATCCGTGTTTTATTCGTCATCCAGCGAACCTTGAATTGATTCGTCACAAAGATAATCAATCTAAAAGGCATCAATCATCGATTTCATTTGAAGAATTAAATCGAAGAATAACTCAATTTGAATCTGAATATCCTAATTGGCAAATGGCAGGAACGGCGCAGATTTGAACTCGCATCGGATGGGTTGGAACCATCTATTCTACCAGATTGAACTACGTCCCTATAAAATGTGCTTAGTCTAGGTAGCTGGATTTGAACCAGCGCTCGAAGCTTCCAAAGCCCCGCGTCTACCAGGCTGACATATACCTAGATAATTCTTAATAATTTGTGCGCCAGGAAGGACTCGAACCTTCAACACCTACTTGCTAACCTCTGCCGCGTGCACACGGACCGTCGAAGTTAGTGTTCAGATACTCCATCCAATAGGATAGCGGCTTTACCTTAATTTGCCCACTGACACTTTGCGGAAAGACTGGGATTTGAACCCAGGGGACCTCTTCCGAGGAGTGAAGAAAAACTTTACGCAGAGCCAGGGAATGTCTTACAAAGATTTGTCTTGGTTCGGTCATTGGAAGAAGTAATAATTATTCCACTTTTGTGCAACCCCGGCAGGACTCGAACCTGCAACCTCCGGCACCAAAAACCAGCGTTCTACCAATTGAACTACGGAGCTATAATTTATCTTGGTCCCCACGAGCAGACTTGCACTGCTTAATCACATCGGTTATCGGCCGACGGCCGCACTATATTGGCTTCGCGGGATTATAGTTGGTCTTCCGGACGGGATTCGAACCCGCTTAGTGTTTTACCACCGCCAGATTGAAAGTCTGGTGACCCGCCAATTAGTCGTCCGGAAGATACGTTCTTCAGGTTCTTCGCTTAGTTCTCGTTCTTGCGATTCCATAATACCCTCCTTCGGTCTAAATGGTTAATAAAAAGATTTGGTAGGCGAGGTAGGATTCGAACCTACTCAGCTATAAGCCACAGGGTTACAACCTGCTATTCTCTCCAAGGATTCGGCTCGCCCATAAAAACGGTTATTTCGTTGTGATGCCATATGTTCTCCCCGATTTCGGAGTGCACCACAGATTAGATCTCCGCGGTTGTTCTCCCGCTTCTTCTAATCCCCCGATTTTTCACTAGAAGCTAATCTAGATCCATCCTGGGTTCCGCCCATTTGGGAATTTTAAAGTGGTTCCCGCAGTCTCGTTCCGCATTCCACTTAAACTTCAAGCAACAAAAAAGCTCCAAACCGTTTCCGGTTGGAGCTTCAAACATATAAAAGATTTTCTTCAATCTTTTCTACATCTGTCGCTCCATAACGCTGGAATCATTCCAGCGATAATTTGATTCGACTGCAAAGAGTTCGCAGCTTAAAATCGCAGGGGTCATATGCCCTGTAATCGGTTTTAGCTGTGTTTGTCTCTGGGTAAACATTCGAAGACCCTTCTCCTTGCTGTGGCCAAACTTGGCCGTTTCAATTAACGTAATCACAAACTAACGTCGGTGTTTCCAAATGTCAATAACTTTTTTAAAGTTTTTAAAATTCATTTGAAAGCGTCCAACGAACTTGTGTCAGATTACTTTATATGTTCTATTTATAAGTTTGTCAAATATAAATTTCAAAGAAGCATTTTTTCTTCATTTTCGGTTTGAAGTGCTATTTAGGTAAAACAGTACCTTGTATCAAGGACGGAAAAACCCAAAGATTAGACGTTGAAATCCTTAAGGTTTTTATTGCGTTTGAGTGTTTTAAGAAGAACCTATTTTGCTAGTCAATTCCTCATCACTGAGTTTCGACAATCCTTCCCAACCACCTTCAACCAAAAGTTTCCCGTTGAAATAAAGCTGCGGAACCATTTTGTGGCCCTCAGATAATAAGAACTCTCGTTCGGTTGGGTCCTTCGAAATATCAACAGCTTCGAACTTGATACCTTTGGAATTAAGATGCGCCTTTGCTCTATTGCAGAAGACACAATTTGGTTTTGAATAAAGTTTAATCATAATGAGAATCCCTTGAATGTTTCGTCGTTTACGTCTTGGTTTGTAGCGCCAGTCAAATACGCTGATATTTCTGTCTCTTGTGGCGCGACTTGGACATCAGAGCCAGCAATCCATTTTTGGGTCCAAGGCAACGGACTGGCTTGAGGTGCTTTGTACGCGCTGGTCAAACCGACTGCGTACATTCTTTTATTGGCAATCCATTCAATGTACTCTACCAACAAACGCTCATTCAATCCAATCATGCTACCATCTTTGAACAAATAACCAGCCCAGGCTTTTTCCTGTTCCACCGCATCAACAAAGAGTTGCTCACATTGTTCTTTTGTCTCTTCAGCTATTTTCTTGAAATCCTCGTCTTCTTTTGGTAGGAGTCTAATCATTTGCTGCGTTGCTGCCAAGTGAATGTTCTCGTCGCGGCAAATCAATTTAATGATCTTGGCGTTACCTTCCATTTTCTTAAGTTCAGCGAATGCCCAACTACACGCAAAGCTGACATAGAATCGAATACCTTCCAACACATTTACTGACATAATTGCCATCCAGATCTTTTTCTTGAGTTCATACTTGGAAATTGATCTGCCATCTACCTGCCAAGCGTTGGATGCTTGGATAAGGTCATCATAGTATTTGCTAATGTCGTTAGCACAATCCACGATATTTTTGATATCCATAATGCCATCAAAGACAGCGCTCGGGTCTGAGTAAATGTTTCGAATGATATGCGTGTATGATCTCGAGTGCACCGTTTCACTAAATGCCCACGTCTCGATAAAAGCCTCGACTTCAGGTAACGATACCAACGGCAAGAATGCTAAATTCGGTGAGCGTCCTTGAACTGAATCGAGAACAATCTGTCTCTTTAGGTTTGACGTGAAAATATGTTTCTCAAATTCAGTTAGGTCTTTGAAATCTTTTGAATCCTTAGAAATGCTTATCTCTTCCGGTCTCCAGAAAAAACCCAAGTGCTTGTCTGTTAGTTTTTCGAACTGCCGATATTTGACAGTTTCAAAGCGTTGCATACCGAGATCGTCGCCCAAAAACATTGGCTGCTCGGTATGGTTCTTGTGTTTGTTATTGAATACTGTCATTTTTCCTCATACTCGCATAAGCGATTTCTAATAATATTTCGTTCCATAAACATGCAGCAACTTCTAATGTCGCAGATCGATCCTTGCTGTCATAATTTGATCCGATTAGGTCTAGTGCCGAACCGCAGAAAGTAAATTTGATCTTACCTCCGAGCGGAACTCCGTTCCGGTATTCTTCGTTAGTGCACTCAATAATTTCTACAGGTAGTCGATAAGCCTCAAATTTAAGGTCTAGAATTTGCTTAACTGTTGCCATTTTCTGTCATTTTAATCCTTTAAATTACGCATGCTTCGCAGGCATCGTCGATAATTTCGATCAATACCTTTTCTTTTTCATCTCTTTCTTCTTTGTCTAAGTCAATTTCCGACTGGCCGTCATAGGTGTTGAAATAATATAAAGTTTTGATTCCAAATTTGTAGCAGAATAACAAATGCTGCAACATGACTGACATCGGAATTTTCTCACCTTCATAGAACTCTGGATTATAACTGGTGTTGGTGCTGATCGTTTGATCGATATACTTTTGCAGAACAGCCATAATCTTCAAGTAACCTTCGGGTGACTTTTGATCCCATAGCAACTCATATTTATTTTTGAGTCTAGGGTAACCAGGAACAACCTGTTTGAGAACTCCGTCCTTTGATTGTTTAATCGAGACAAAAGCTCTAGGTGGCTCAATACCGTTGGTCGAGTTTGAAATCTGCGCACTGGTCTCAGCTGGCATCAAAGCCATTAGCGTTGAATTACGAATACCGTACTTTTTCAAGTCTTCTCTAAGAGAATCCCAATCCATTCTTGAATTTGGTTTGACCAATTCATCGACGTCTCTTTTATATGTGTCGATAGGCAAAACACCGTCGGAATATTTGGTGTGTTCGACTTTAGTGCAAGCGCCTTTGTCTTTTGCTAATTCAACACTAGCCTTGATCAAATAATAAGACCACGCCTCAGCGTACTCGTCAACCAATTCTAAATTAGGAGTTGAATAGTTTGAATCGTTCTTAGCAAGGAAATAAGCTAAGTTGATGATGCCGATACCCAAGGGTCTATACTCTTTGGAATGTAATTCTGCGGCTAAGATAGGGTACTTCTGGTAGTCCAAAAGCGCATCCAATCCCCTAACAGCTAACTCACAAGGTTTCTTAAAGTCTGATGGAGAACGAACGTTGCCCCAGTTAATTGCTGAAAGAGTACAAAGAGCGATGCGCCCTTCTTCATCAGCAATATGCTTGAGTGGTTTTGTTGGCAACGTGATCTCTGTGCAAAGATTCGACATTCGGATAGGAGCAAGCTCTTCTTTAAATGAACTGTGCGTGTTGGCGTGGTCGACATTCATCAAGTAAATTCGGCCAGTGTTCTTACGTTCTTCCATAAACGCGCTGAACAAATCAACCGCTTTGAGTGTTTTCTTTCTGACTTTTGGATCACGCTCAGCTTGTTCATACAATTCTTTGAATTTGTCTTGATCTTCGAAGAATGCTTCGTACAATCCAGGAACATCACTTGGGCTGAACAATGTCACGTCTTCGTTCTTGATCAACCGTTCATAAAATAATTTGCTGAACTGAACCCCGTAATCCATATGACGAACACGATTGTCTTCGGTGCCTTTGTTATTCTTCAATACCAATAGGTCTTCAACTTCCAAATGCCAAATTGGATAGTAAAGAGTTGCAGAATTATGGACTACCATCATTTTTGCGGTAGTTCCGGCATAATAGTTCTCGTTTCCGTCAACTGAAAAATCGCAAAAATGAATATCTTTATTTCCGGGATTGATTTCCAGAATGCTCGATTCTCCTTCAGATGATTGACAAATATCACCCACTTTTACTTCGGCCGACGGTATGTACTTCCATCTATCCCTATAAACTAGCATCGGATGTTCTAGACTGGTAGTTATTGTGGATTGATTTTCTAGAACAATTTCGATTTGATTTTTTTCGGGCACGATTGGGTTCATCGTAGCTTTTACCATTTTATATTCATCGGCGCCGTCGAGATTTCTAGATCTAATATATTCTCCAGTTTTGACGTCTGCTATATTAGCAATTCGCGTTAATAATTTCATTTATTTGCTCCCATATATCACTACCCTGACGAATTTCATTATCCGAATTTTCTGTATATTCTTTCAATAATTGGTCTTTTGCCTTTGAACAGTAAGTACCCTTCCTTTCATTCTCTTTTTTATCAAGCCATTCTAAATTGTAAATTGACCCGACAACAAAGGGAGATACCTTCTCTACCCAGCCGCCATAACATGAAAATTGATGGTCCAGTGTCTTGTTGTTCTTTCGATCTTCGTAGTCTCTGCCTTTAGAAACCCACATCAAATGCGTAACAAAATCTACAGCTTTTCGATAAGTTTTATATGACTCCCAACAAAAGAACGGAGCGAGAGTATTACCTTTCTTCATACTTCGAATTATCCTTGCTTCTTCTATAGAATAACCGGAAGATACCAAATTATCGAGTGCTTTATTTTCTCTGTTTGCTATTTTTTCTTTATACTCGTCCCATTTCCTAATACCTTCCTTTTCTCCATATTTTTCTATCAATGCAGCTTTTGTTGGGAGCTTTCCGATGCTCTTTTTCCATTCTTCGGCTCTTTGAATTGCGTCGTCTATTGATAATCCTTTTTCTCTCCAAAAATATGCGCTAGCAGGTGAGAGAGATCCTTTTCTCTTTTCTTGCAATTTTCTTCGTTTTTCATTAATTATTTTGACCGCTTCTTTTTCAGTGGATCCTCGAGTTATATAAAAATGAATTGACCAAGGACTATTCTTTTGTCTTTCACTTTTTAATGTCTTTTCAATTTGCCAAAACTCGTCTTGGCATTGAAATTCAGATAGGTAGGCATCAATATCTTTATTGTGCATCGTTGTAAGGTGTCTTCTTAACTGCTTCACTTCTTTCATACAAATCTTGCATAGATGCATTTTCGATTTCCTCTTTTGTCATATCGGTTAGAACATTCACTAAATCTAAGATTCTAACCTCCTTGTTATTTATAGAAATTGTGTCATACATTCCGTATTTTTTACCATCAATCTCGATTCCCTCACAAATATCAACTAAAGAGTCTGAAGAAACGCAGCCCCCGCGGACACCGCCTTGTGAACAAGACTTGGTTGCTGCTTGGAACATTTTGAAAAACGGAATCACACCAGTATGGTATGCGTCGCCAGATCTAATAGGCGAACCCAAGGCGCGAATAGAGCCGGCACCAATTCCAATGCCGGCTTTTTGAGAAACGTACTTCACGATCGAGGATGTCGCCGCGTTCATAGAATCAAGTGAATCATCTGTCTCAATTAGAACACATGAACTAAATTGTCTCTGCGGTGTTCTGACGCCGGCCATAACTGGTGTAGGTAAACTGAGATCAAAGGTAGAGATCGCATCGTAATAATCTTTCACCCACTGCAATCTGTTTTCTGTATAAGCTGAGAACAAACTCATTGCGATTAGCATGTAAGCCATCTGCGGTGTTTCGAAAACTTCTTTTGTGACACGGTTCTGAACTAGATACTTTCCTCGAAACTGTTCCATTGCCACATACGTTAAATTTTCATCTCGATCATGCTTGATGTAATTGTTCAGCACGTTGTATTCTTCATCGGTGTAATCTTCTAGCAATGCCGGATCATAAAATCCACGCTCAATGTTCTTCTTAACCAAATCTTGTAAATGCCAAGGATCGAAAGAATTGTAAACTTCTTTTCGAAGGTGGTAAGAAATTAATCTACCTGCGACAAACTGATAATTGGGAGTTTCATCGGAAATCAAATCTGCTGCGGCTTTGATCAAAGTCTCTTGAACGTCCGAAGTAGAGATTCCAGAATAGAACTGAATGTGTGATTTGATTTCAACCTCAGATGCTGAAACTCCGGTAATTCCTTCTGTCGCCCAGAAAACGACTTTGTGCATCTTCTCCAAATCTAAGTCTTCTAGTTTTCCATCCCTCTTCTTTACTTCCATTCTATACTCCTTGTGCTTCTTTTATTTTGAATCCCTTACCGTCAAAATTGAATACTTCAATCGACTTTATATTGATTTTTTCAATACTTTCTTTCTTATCGTAAGAATAGTTTAGTACATGCTGATTGTCAATTATAACCAGTAATATCTGCTCATCTCCTGTGTCTGTCATTGCTAATTCTACTCGATCTTCCCAAGAAGGATCGGACAGAACAATGGTGTAAGCCATTCCTAAAGCGAGACCGTTCTGACATATTAAACCGGAATCAATTAGCTCCCATGCAGAAGGCCAACTTCCGCAATCATACGGATCGAACGTCCTACTTACCGTCGGACATCTACTCCAAAACTCCGCAACCATATCGATTGCTTCATCGTCGGTAGGAAGTGATTTTCTAAATTCCTTCCATGCGGTAAGGAATTCCTTACCCGAAAAATTTTCTGGTGTCATTTATTTTAAGAACTGTATCTATATGAATATTTCAGTGTTAAATCTGCGCCAGTTGAAGCGTTTTCTAGAGTGACTTCAGCTGACCCAACCGGATTAGACATCGCAGCAGAAAAGACTGCCGTTGCGTCTGTGTTCGAATCGTTTGATGTAAGAACGGCTGAACCTGCTGCGGATGCGTCATAGAAAACTGTGAACGTACCTGCTCTAGGGTTTGCCGGAGAGTCAATTACATAATCAATTGACAAGATCGTGTCTGTTGTCGTTCCAAGCGGGAATGATTCAAATAATAAAGAAGCGGTGTCTGCAATTGCAGCCGTAACCTGTCTGTGATTTGAGAATGAGGTATAGCTTGCATTTGAAACTTCTTCTTCTGACGTTGTGATGTTAAAACGGTTGTCGATCAATTGAATATCGCTTGCGTCTTCTGAGATAGAAATAACTGTTCCCGAATTAGTTGATACACTGTCGAAGAAACTACTCTGAACAATAGACCTAACTGGAGCATCACCGGTGGTTCCGGCAAAGTCAACGCACTCGTCGTTAATTCCAACGAAGCGGCAATTGATTACACGGATATTATCAATCAAATTATTGATGTAAATTCCTTTTGACGCTGTATCGAAAATGCAATCTTCAAACGTGATGTTGGACTGAGTTAGATATCCACCAGCTAACGGTGCTTGGAAAATAATTCCAGCTGTGCCGCCTGTCTTAAACTTGCAGCGACGGAACGTCACGTTCTGTGCCGAGGTCAAGTTAATCAAATCAGTGTCTTCTAAATTCTCAATGGTCATGTCTTCTACGACAATGTCCGAAGGCTGTGCAGCGCTGTTCGTTCCATAAGCCAAGAGCACATCATAAAAACCGTTGCCGTCCATAGTTTTAAATGCTTCACTTGTAAGCGTAGCTGATTTTTGAATAACAGTTCTGTCAATACCTTCACCGACTAACTTTGCATTTGGTGGTAGGTAAACGCTGTTGTCGTCTAGGATATAATCGCCGGCAGGGAAGAACAATGTCTTCTTGTTTTCGTTTGCTGTGTCAATCGTGTAAATTCCAATTAGAGCAGCATTAATCAATTCAGCGTCGTCTTGGTTGCCGTCACCAAGAACACCGTATGCTTTGACCGAAACACGGTCGTCGGTTACTGACTGCATGCTTCGAGTAATTAGACTGTTCGATGGATACGTAACACCGGTTTCACCAATAGGAGCAATCTTCAATTTCTGAAGAGGCGTACCAATCACGTTGATAACTGAAATATCCTGACCGTTCACTCCAACAAGACGAAGGAAACCGTTGACATTCAAAGCAAACACACCAGAGACTCCAGCTGCGTTAATAGCCGAAACCGCATTGTCCAGTCCTGTTCCAGGATTAGGGCCAGTCGTAAGGTCGATGATGTTTGTATTCAAGTCAATCGTTTCACTGGCGGCGAGCGTGTCCGGTATACCGGAACCAGTAATAATCGTAGGAAAGATTGGTTGAGTAGAAGTATTACCTTCGTATGCGTGACGGATGATTTCTAAGTTATCACTTAATTCAGTTAGAATCTGAATGTTCTCATACGGATATGTGTCTTCTGTAGCGCGGTCTCTACCGTCAACCAAAGGATTATTTGGTGCACCCATAAAGATATCACCGGTATCGGTAGCAAAACCAATTTCACCTTCTTCGAGCGCGTCTGGTAACTCTGTTGACAACCCTCGTCTGTGCTGCATAAGAGCAATTTCTTTGACTGACATTTATGACCTCTTGTGTTTTATCTGTTTATTTATTGAGATCGGTATTCTGGTTACATTCTCCGAATAGTAAACATTCCCCGTTGACGAGTCCCGTCATTGTTTTCTTGATCTTGTGATTCTTCAGTAGGATCACCGTGTCTTTTACGAATATCTTGTCGGTATGCCATCTTGTATTCTTCGATGGTCATTTTGCCTGCCGGGTGGGAATTTCTAACCAACGTGATTGTTGATGCTTCTTTCTCTGCTTGTCGTACCATTACCCTTCGGTCAGTCAATGCCAAAAACAAATCGCCCGGAGATAGCTTGATTGCAAGCCTCGCACCCACCCAAGTATCACCGGCGTACCTATATGCTTCGTACGGTGTACGGTCTGACGTATCAATAATTTTGATGCCGCCTTCCATACGCTTCAAAGTTTCTTTCAAGCTCATACCTTGTCCTTTTACCAACAAGAGCAAAGAGCTTTTCAACCAATTCGGTTCATCCATATTCTCAATGAACTTCTGGTCGATCTTTCCATTTTCTACTAAATCAACCAATGCGGCTACTTTAGGATCTTTCTTTGCTTTGGCTTTCAGAACATCAACGTGGTTACGCATACCATTCCTCTAACCTTTGAACCCACATTGCTGCTGATTCATTAAACTCTTCTGTTTCAAAGACAAACGCTTCGAATTGTAATTGTCGATCAACCATCATAATTGCGATTTGCTCAATGTTTGTTCCGAACATATGATTATGAGCTAATGCGTAGGCTGAGGCTTGACACCTATAATCACCTAAAAACTTTCTTAGCTTCATTTTAATTGTGTTCTTCCAATCGAAAATTGTTTCTTTGCCGTTGTAAACGCCAATCAAATCTGAGGTTCCAGCATAAAGTCCATCCATATAAAGCGGCTCTTCAATTGCCCAGACTTCTTCTACTTTCTTAAACCCTTCAGTGATAAGGACATCACTCATTTTCGTACCAAGTTGATAGATAAAGTTCGAACCTCCCGGTCGTTCTCTTTCAAGTAGGAACGCTTCCATATTGTCATGGACCACGGTTCCTAGTGCTGCGGCTTCATCTCTGATTCTATTAGCTTCTTTCTCACCTTTCCAAGCAACCCAATTATTCAATCCGGTTTTGTCACCAGTTGCGCTAAGAATAGTCGTAACAGAAGGTACCCAACCACTTGGAGTCTCATAGTGACGGATACCTGTTTCAGAGTCGGTTTCACGATTTAACTTCTCGTAAGGGAATTTCTGTTTATATAGCATTACCATTATTATACGATTACTTGAATAGATAAGTCAAAATAAGTCTTGACTAAGTATTTATCTGAGTATAAGATAAGGTATGGATAAAAGAATCGACATCGATGCTATTAATGATCTGTATCATCAAGAACAGGTTTATGTTTTGGTGGCAGGCGGTATTGCGGTAGGCAAGAGTCACGTTATCCGTGAGCATATCGATTTGAAGAAATACAAATTGATGGACGTAGATGACTACCTCGAAAGAATTGGAGGAAAGCACTCTAATCCAGATGAATACAAACAAGCAATGGAAATGATCTCAGCTGATTTTGATCAGCTAATGAAAAGCAGGTATGCTTTGATTGCTATGGGAACTGCTGCGAATTTTAATTTCACAGTTAACCGCTTGTTGAATGCAAAACTCAAAGGTTATAAAACCGTTCTTCTGCATATTACCGGGGTCTCGTACCTTGAAGCATTATCTCAAAACCAAGAACGTCGAGAGGCCGGAAAAAGAGCTGTGGAAAGTGGACGCGGAGAACTTCTGGCAAAAACCATTACTTATTCAAATTTCACAGTTGAAAAATTAGCACCTACAGACTTGGTCGACTTTTATTGCTCGTTCTCAAATTCTAGAAAGTTCTAGTTTTGTGAAGTAAGCTGCTTATGAATCTGAATAATAAACGAACTTCCAGAAAGAATCATAAGTTCAGCATCTGATGTTCGAACTGCCCAACATTTTTGTTTGCGACCCCTAGGACCTGATCTAGCAATAGTCACAAACAAATAATCCTTCCCGTTAAGACTGAATTCTTTCCCAAACCACTGGCCTCTTCTAATTGCTTGTGGTTGATTGAAAACATCCGGAGCTCTTCGCAAGGTGTCTTGAACTTTTGCGTCGAGTTCTTTTGATTTTGCTGAATCCATTTTGTCTAGTGTCTGTGCTCTTGCAGAGCCTTCGTCAGCCCAATCATCAACGCTAACGCCTTTCTGTTCTTGGAACTTACGACCTCAACAAAGCTGGATTTAATTCATAGTCATCAGCAATCATTTGTAGAGCTTCTTGTGGAGAAGTGCCATCTGTAATTTCTGCTGCTAAGTCTTTAACCGCTTGTGGGATATCGGAGATATCCTCTTCGATAGACTCAATTAATTTTCTCATTTCTTTAATTGGATTTTTCATCTTACCACTCAATTGTCCATTGCAATACCGTTGCATCGTTTGCGTTTGATTCACGCGTAATCGAGTAACCTCTTGATTCGAAGTATGTGATAATTGCATTCATTTGATTTAACTTCGCTCGGTCGATTACAGTCTTTTGCCAGATATTAAAGTAAGACTGGCTTGTGGCATCAGCCGGTGTGCTGTTTGTCATCGTTGTATCGTCATCAACCGTTGCGGTCAATAATCCAGCAGCAGCTGCAACCAATACGGCTCGTTCAATTGCTCTGGCTTCATCAAAAATAACCAGGTTATTTTCGGAAATAAGTCGAGCATCAGCTGATGTTGGAAAAATTGCCATTACTTGAATACCCAAATCGGACGCTTAGTCCCGACTCCGATACCGTTTCCTTGATCAAGCATATCCTCACCTTTAAAAGTCATGATATTTTCAACTTTAACCTGGCTCGATGCACCGGTTTGATCATGGTGAATTGGCTGGGTGGATCCAATTACTTCATCGCCTGCTATGCTACCGTGCGATACTAAAAACGCCGGTGACCATTTATCCCATCCTTTTTGCATCGAAACTACGTAGACAACGATTGATTGACCTTCCCAAGGACCAACATCACTTGCAATCATTTCAGGGAAGATTGCATTCTTACCAAACAAAATCCTGGTTGCTGGAAGAAGCGCCCAAGATCTTGGATTTTTCCATCCTTCTTGAATTTCGTCATCTTCAGGAGGAAATGCACCGTGATCAGTTTGTTCTTGGCTATACATTTCTTCACCGTAATTATACCCAGCTTTGAAAGCTTCTTCAAGTGGCTCGACCATATCATCAAAATTAAGACCGTATTGCTTAGCAATGCTCGCAACTGAATGATACATTCTAGAATTTTCTTGTTCATCCCAGGCTTCTGGCGTATGCTCATCTAACTGATCCATATCCATTGATTCAATCAGTAATCTCATTTCTGTCTTATTTGACATTTTTAAATCTCCTTCGACGCGTCTGCTGCGGCTGATCTCGCCATGTTCTTAACTTTTTCTTCCGCATTGTTAACTGGTTTCTTGTTCTTAATTTCCGAATCTCTAATATCTAAGAAGATTTCGTCTCTTGTTATATCCTTTACCATTGGTAATTTTCCTTCAGAATGTATCGCTGTGATATCTTCTAAAGTCAAATCTTGACCATATCTTTTCTTGATCTCGTCTACGGCTGCGTCGGTTCTAATAGAATCAACGCCAGAAGCCTTAAGCGAAATCAAATAATCGGAAAGAACTCCTGCCATCCCTGCCGTGGGATCGAAAAATTCCAACAACGGCGTGAGCTCTTTAATCCTCATGAGTTACTTTACTCCCAGGATTTTACCGATCTTGTCTTGGTTTTTGTTAACCCAATTTTTCATCTGCTTACGGCTTTCGAAGAACTTCTTTCCGCGAGTGCCTTTGGTTGTGATCAATTCGATTGCAATTTTCTTGCCTTCTTTTAGTTCGCGGTCAAGTGGTTCCATTTCACCGTCGTCCATGTCAGCATCAACGTCAAGATCCATTTCTGGATCACCGCCCATGTCGGCATCAACGTCGAGATCCATTTCTGGGTCGCCCATTTCATCATCGCCACCAAAGTCTTGAACAGCTTCTGGCTCGATGTCACCGGACAAACGAAGTGTCTCAGTATCAATCAATTCCTTAACACCCGACAAAGAATCTAGTGCAGCCTCAAGCTGTGCACCAACTGACTCATTGAATGTCTCGGCCATATCAAGACCGAATTCAGCTTTGATACGCTCAACCAACGGAGAAAGTTTTTCTACCTTAGTCTTGCTTAGGGATTCGACCATGTCTTGAACGTCTTCAACAATGTTACGCGCGCCGAGAATGATTTCAGAACGCTCTAGCTCTGATTCCATAAGCTTCACAAATGCGTGCTGCTGTGTTCCTTCCTTAACGCCGTGCTTCTTAGCCATTTTGGAATACTTGTCGTCGGTTGGCTTTTTAGCTGCGGACTTGAATCCTTTAGCGTTACCGGACTGGTCCATTTTCTTGAACATTTTCTCGTGAGCTGTATCACCCTTGGAAGGACCAATCTGGCCTTTACCTTCCTGGAGTTTAAAGTACTCAATCATAAGTGACATTTTCTTCCACTCAGGATTTTTAATGTGCTTCGAAAAGTTTGAACGGTTCTCAAGGACACGAAGCTTAGAAGCAATACGTTTTGCATCCTTGGTTGCGTACTTAGAAACATCAATCCCGTAGCTTTCTTTTAGCTTATTACGGATTTTGCTCATTCTCAACGATACATCGGTATCAACATCTTTTAGTTTCATGGTTTTGTCTCCAAAAATTCGTTTTTGTTATTTATTTCAACCCACGTAAATCGTTTAAAATTCGCTGAGCTCGCTTTTTTGCACTGACCGCTTTGTCTCGTGCAGAATCATATTTGTCTTCGTAAATCGCACCTTTCTTGGTATTCAAGTTCGCCATCTCAAAAATACATGACTGATATTTCATATCAAGTTGAAGCGCTTCGAAACAAGACGGTGAATTAATCGGACGCCCTTCATTTAGCATCTTAACTAATGATAGGGCTGCTTCTCTTAATCGTAAGTCTTTTGCTAAGATTTCCGAAGTACCGGTGTGTCTGATCGTATAGAAAGTTTTCTTTTCGTTTTTCTTACGCTCAATCAATTCCCACTCACCGTAAATGAATCCAGTAGGAGTGCGAGTTGTTTGAGTTGCTTCTCTTAGCCCCACATCGTCTTTGATATCTTCATAAGCCGAAACCGCTGCATTCTGGAAAGATTGTTGAACGTTGGTGTGCTGTTCAGATTCTGGCTCGTCAAGTAAGTCACCTAAACTTTCAAGCAAGTTTCTTGTTGCATCCTTATTTGCTCTTTCGATATCACCTTGGATATCCATCGGAGTAATTGAGGTCTGCGGCTGACCTGCGTTCACTGGTCTCGCAGGTAATTCCTGAGGTTCTTCACTGACCACATTAATGAAATCCATCATGTCATTCACAGTTTGTCGGTCTGGAGGATTAGTCATCGTTTTCTCCTAAGTTAGGTTCGTATCCAATTTTATCTTCCCTTTCCACTCGGTTGAGTAGTCCCTTCCCAACCATTTTCTCTGCAATAGAGACACCGTATTCGTCGAGCTCTGATTCCCAAATAAGGTCGTGCTTTTCGAGCACTTTAATCAACTCTTCTTCATCATTATTTACCGGAAGAATAAACCCGCCTGTGATCTCCATGAATCTCATTATTGTTTCGGCCTTGAGAATTTCTCACCCTTTGCGTTTACTCGGGTGCTAACTTTACGTCCTTCTTCAAAGCCATCTTCTTCGATTTGTGAGCATCCACAAGCTTTGCAAGAATCACCTTCATTCGTTGTTCCGCACTTAGGGCATTCCCAATAATCGTCTTCACTTTCTTCAACACGACCTGCGCCGGAAAGTTTCATCATTCTGTCCATCGAACCTTCGAATGCACTTGAACCGGTATCTACCAAGCCCATATCTTCTAGCTTCTGGTAAATCCACTCGTCCGGATCACCGGTTCTAGCTTTTGCTGTTCCGTAAGGCATTTCGCCAGAATTTAGGAAGTAAGAGTAAAGTGCGTATCCTAGATCAGAACCGGACAAGTCAGTATCGTCGTCGATTTTGCTCATGCCGTGTGACTGTAGAATCGTCATGACTTCATCTGCCATGTCATCTTCAGCCAATGCAACATTTCCTAGATCAGCAAGCATGGTTTCTCCGCCCTGCTTGTTTTTAACGACTGCGATCTTTCCATTTGGATCTTGTGGATCATCAGCAATCCCACTTAGTTCAGCGTCAATTGCTGTACCGTCTGCGTCGATGCTTACTTCAGAACCAGGTCTTTTAGCTGCCTGTTCAAGATCACGAACACGATCTTGCATTTCCGCTGGGTCTAGTTCTGAACCGTCTTCGTTTGTTCTTCTTGGAACTGGTCGACGAGGCTGCTCGTCCTGCGTAATTCCGGCCTGGCCCTGTGCGTCTTGCAAGACTGCTGTTGCCATCTTCAACTTGGAAATATCAGCATAACCACGGTTGTGGATACGGTTAGTGAATGCCATCTTGGCGTCCATTCTCGGTACTTCTTTGAAACGATAGCTTTTATTACGGCGACCCCAGAAGGTCATTGCTTGATTGCCGTTGACCCAATATCCCCAAATCTTATCACTTGTTCCTTCATCGGTCCAAGCAATTTTGAAATCGCCAATGTTCTCATAAAGACACTGAGCAATCATTTCTTGAAGGCCTCTCTTTGACATACGATCTTCAACGAGACTCGGAGTGTCAAACCCACGAATGTTTGCGTGGCGTCTTTTTAGTTCCGCCGTTGGTAGTTTCATAACGTGCTCTAAAATTGCACGCTTTTTCTTTGGCATTTCAACCATCATTCTTGTAATTTGCGACTCAGTCAAGTGCTGCAAACGAAACGCTTTTTTATACTTCATTGTTTTTCCATCCTTTTCAATTGACTCGCCAAAATTACCTGGCTGACCTGATTTTCCACTCTTTGCTGTTTTGCCTGGTGACCCTACGCCAGTGCCTTGATTTTGGGTATTAGGAGGATCTTTTCTTGTTCCGCCTGTTGCAGGAACTGTTTCTTCTTCAATGTCCGGCTTTTTCTTATGCTTTGCTCGACGGCTTTGTGCGTCTTTTTGTCGCTTGATTTCTTCTTTAGATTTGGTAGTTCTTTTCTTGTACTTCGGAGTTCTAAGGTCAGCTGCGATTGGATCTCTAACTGGCTTACCTTCTGCTACCTTTGCGTTTTTACCGCTCAAATACTTACCAAATGCTCTTGCATACTTATGTGTGCCGAATACAAAATCTTTCAGTGATTCTTTATCTACATCACCATCGTCATTATCAAGAATGATTGTGAGTTCCATGTAATCACCCAAAGGCATATTGACTTTCTTCATCAACGGCTCGAGTTGTGAAATATCAATTCCTAGAGTATTAGCAAAAGTCTGTTCAATGCTGTTGTCGACTAGTTTTTCGTTTAGGCTCATCGTTAGCTCCTTTTGTTTAAGCGTTGAACTCGAATACTTGCTGGATTTGCGCGTTTAGTCTTTTTCGACTTCCTCGCCATTCTCGCACCTTTTGCCGCCCGAGTCTGTTTCATCTTCTGACGCTTGCGAATATCAATTGGTTTATTACAATCGGCCGGATTGCTTACAATTCGGTTCTTGCGTCTTCCCGAAGAGCAACGATACTTTCGAACAACGCGATTACCTGAGCGAGCCCAGACCATTTTCGCACCTTCTTCAAGATCGTCTTCACTTAAATCGAAAACTTCATTTAGTTTCATCGCAGCATACCTGTTAGTGAGTTCATATGTCTTATTTACTTGAATGAAATAGATGACATATGAAAAGGAGAGGCCGAAGCCTCTCCCTTAATTCATAAATCCTAATTCTAGATTAAAGAACTAGTGACTTCACAACCGTTGTGTTCTTAACTGTTGCTGAAGACGTGTTAACCAATGCTGTATCGGCTGCTGTCTGTGCAGAGTTGTCAAGAGTAACCGGAAGAGGGAAGCCATCAAGTGCTTCTTCTAGGTTGTTGGTAACGCCAACAGTGTCTGTCCATGCTTCGGTGTTCTCAGTAGCAAACTTCAGAGTATAGATGTCAGCTGCTGCGTCGTAGCTTGTACCGAAGTTATATGGTGCTGCTGTTGGGTCTGCGACTGCTGCCGAAGATGAAACAGAAACCATAACTGCCTGTGCGCGCTGTCCAACAAACTGGATAAGACGATCTAGGTTATCAGCACCTGCTGGGGTTCCATCTGGATCGACATCCGTTCCTGCTGTTAGAATGTGTGCGGTATAAACCGTCCAGAAATCGATATCTGAAGTAAGGTGTTCACCGTTGACTACTTGACCATTAATTTTATCAGTCATATTATTTCTCCTATTGAGTGTTTCGTCCGTTCTTCGGACTTACCTTTATTTATGTTTTTGTCAAAAAATTACGTCATTTAGACGTTTTCTTAGCTTGTCTCGCTTTTTGATCCTTCTCACCATTAGTTAGCATAGGATCTGAAGTAATTGCCATGCCGTAATCTTTCTTGTTTTTATCATTCTTTCTTAATCTTTGATAATCCGGAGTCGGAGTTCTTCTGACATATCCACCTGGCGCAGCAACTGAGGCAATTCCGCCAGCTGAGGTTGACCCAGCTGAAGACGTTTCGTACACTTCATCGAGTTCTAAGTCAGCTTCCTCTTCTTCTCGGACCTTCCAATTTCTAGCTTGATCTTTTTTCTTTGCTTTCCATGCACCGTGTGCTGCCCCAAGACCGACTGCACCTAAACTAAGTCCGGCGGCCATTGCGGCTTTTTTCATTAAAGAAGTCTTTTCTTTGTACGCATCCTCTGGGTTCTTTGCATTTTTAATTTCTAACTTGTTAGCTTTTGCCATCGTCTCTAAGACTTTGAACAATTCACTTTTTCTTGCTCGAATACGAAAAGCTTGAAGTAGTCTAGTCATTACTAATGAACGTTCTCCATGAGATAAAGTCTGCCATTCAGGTGCTAGTCGTCTCATTGAACGATAATTACTATTATCAATTCCTAAATTCTTTTCTAGATTTAGCATGAATCGACGATCTCGGTTAGTTCTATCAATTCCCCTTGCGGTATCACGTAACCAATTTTTTACTTCTTGATCGTTTAACCGAATTTTCTTCATGAACATTTGATTTGCGTTAGCGTCTTTCAACTTATCAACTTGGTTGTTCTTACCGAACAAAGTATGAATCAACATACCGAGATCGTTATAACTGAATCTCCATCCGTCCCAGTTTCCAAATCTCATTGTGTGCTTGGCGTAACCAGCTGCGATGCTTGCGGTACTAAAGTCTTTCTTTAAAATCGTTAATGCGATGAAGTAGAGAAAAGTCAAGTCTGCAATGTCTTTTGCATTGTAGCTGCTTAGGGCCTGTTTTGAACGGATAAGTCTAGCTTCGCATAGGTCTTGAACGCCTTCGAAAACTTTTTCTTCGTTCTGATCCATTTATTTTGCTCCAATCGCTTTCAAATATGCAGCGGTAAACTTTTCTTTTTCGTCTCTTGGAAGTTGATTAACCATAGCAACTAGTTCAGCCGAGGTATCAACTTTCGGTGCTTGTGCCTCAGGAGCTCCAGCTGATTTTTCAGTTTGGCCTTTTTGATCTCTTGCTTTCTTTCCGGCTTTTTCTTTGTCGTGCGAACTGAGTTTGGCAGCGTATGTGATCAAATCTAAGAAATATTGTCTCATAACTTTATCGCCAACTGGCTTACCTGGGCTGACTTTATCGTTTTTCTTTGACGTAGCTTTAACTACTCTATCGTCAATTCCCATTTCCTGTCTCAAGAAACGACCGAGTAATTTAGCATCAGGTTTATCTGAATCAATTTGCCGTTCTGCTGCCCACTTGTTCCAATCATTAATCATAGATTCAACTTGCTGTCTAATTGATTCCTGCTTCTTCAATTTAGCTTTCAAGCCACCACCAGTGACTTTTGATGCAGCACGAGTTGCGACGCCTTTAGCCTTAGAACCTAACCAATCACCGAATGCTTCGTCTAGTAAATCTTCGTGCTTCATTTTGATTCCTTTACTTTCTTGATACCCCGATCGAACCTACGAAGATCTTCATTCTTAATGGCTGAATAGAATCTTTTCTGTAATTCTGCAGCGTCTTCCGCTGGAAAAGATTCATTAATCATTCTCAGGAAGTTAATAGCAGAAGTGATGATGTGATCACCTTTGGATTCAACTAAGCGTAATTTATTGGTTTGCGGAAGGATTTGATCCAACTCTTCTAATAGACTACCAATTTTTTGTTTTGCCATTTCTTGTCTCCTTAAGATAAGGTCTATGTCTATTTATACTGAAATAAATAAAAGAAATAGAAACCAAGGAGAACACCATGCGTGACATTCTAAAAGACATCCGTGAATTACAAGAATCGGGTGACGAACAATTCGATACTGAAAGCGTCCTTTATGCTTTGAATCCAGACATGATCGGCGCAGAAGGTGAGGAATATGAATTTCTTGATCGCGTTAGAGATAGAATTGACCAATCGTTTCCGAGCATGGTGTCTTGGACGGACATTATGGAAGTAGTCCGTGAGCCTGAATTCAATGAATTTAGAAACATTGACACATTCGAAGTTTTGTCGTATGCTTTAGACGCAGCAGGGCTCGAAGGTATGGTCGGAGAAACCACTTCGGGTGGAATGGCTGGAGTTGCTTTGCCACTTGTTGATGATGAGGATTTAGACGAAGACAAGCATCGAGCCACTTTAATGAAAAGAATGATGAAGCCAATTAAAGACAAAGAAGATTTCAAGAAAATGTCTCAGAAAGCAGCTGACGAGAAAAAACCAAAAGACGATGATTTAGACGAAGGCGCTTGGGATGATTTCTGGCACGGAACTAACCAAGAAAAAGGTGAGGAAGAAGAAACTTCTTCTGCGCACCATAAACATTCAATGCAGAAAAACCCAGTTAGATCTCGTCCAGCCGGACCAAAAGATCTAGGTATGAAAAGATCCGAGATGGAAGAATCCGAAGGAACTCCTTTTGATCATCTAATTGGAAAGGAAATGAGCTACTGGAGAGGTGGCGTAGAGGTTCCCGGAACTGTTCGACATATCGAACAAACGCAATTAGGTGAGTATTATGCTCGAGTTGCAGTATCAAATGCTCCAGGTGAAACCTGGGTTAAATTTCTTGATGACAGTTATTTAGACGAAAGTAAACCAAGTTCGAAGAATAGAATCGATTCGACGTTCCGACCACCGTTTAGTGCTTGGGAAGACGATGAACCAGGGCTGGAAGGAACTTGGGCTGTGGTTGATAGCAGAGGCGAGGTTGTTATGAATGGCGATGATACGCAAGACGGGTTTACCCGAGAAGCTGCCGAAGAACTAGCTGCTCTATACAATTCTGAGACTATGGAAGAAAACGTCGGTAAGAAAGAAGATCGCACATCATTCAGACGAGAAATTAGAGGATTAGACCGAGATTCATTAGATGATATGATGAACGATCCTAAACTAAAAGATTGGCAGAAGTCTGAAGTTATGAACGCAGGCGGAAACGCCGGGCTGAATGAAGATGACCTTAACTGGGACAGCGGTTGGGGAGACGACGATGAATGGGAAGATGGTGATGAAGAATATTACTATGACGAAAAAGATGGCCCGTTCGTAGAAATTGATCCGGCTTATGTAGACAACGAACAAGACAGATTTGGCGAAGTCATTGATGTCTACCAACAGAATGTAATCGTTAGAACGTTGTCAGGTAAAGAAGTTAATCACTCGAAGGGTAGCATTGTTATGGCATCACCGGATCCACTTTGGGGAGACGATGATCTTGATGAAGATACCAGGTACTCTTTCCACGGCACTGATGCAACATTCAAAGGCTTCCAAGAAGCAGTAATGGACCTCATGCCCGACACTCCAGAAGAAATTTATAGTTTCGCAAAGAAGTGGGCTATACATCATCGTGTACCGACAGGCAATGTTCGCATTTGGGCTGAGAAACTAATTGATATATGGAAAGAGAACGAGCCAGAAACCAAATTTGATGAAGGAAGTGATGCAGAGGATTTAGAAAGAATCGACCGCCTCATGGAACTTGCTAAATTCAAGTGCGGACCTCTTTAAGTCTTAGTTTTGATTTCAGCCAACATTCCGGTTAACATCGCTCCGCGTTGAGCTAGATCTTCACCAGTTTTGGTGTTATCGAAAACCGGTTTGTCAACTGCGGTTCTGTCAGTAATCCCTTTCTTTGCCCTATTGATTTTATCAGTAATCTTATTGGTTGTGGACTGTGTTGCTTCCTCGAAATCCTCATGGTCTGAAATTTTCAAAGTGTCTGGATCATATTTCATCAATAGTTTTCTACCATTGCCGCCGGAGTTTCTAGTTTTCAAGAATTGAAACTGCATCTCTCCGCGCTCTCTCATCGGCAACGAGGCATAAACTGCAACAAGGTTGTCACAACCATAAGCTTTAGAAATACCACCAGCAATACCCGAAACACTGAATTCCATTTCGTCCATACCGTCTCGGTTAACCTGCGAAGCGGTCAATACCGAGGTTTTCTTTCCCATTTTGGTTCGATCCGCGGCCATTGCTCTGAGTTCTTCAGATACCAATTTGTCTTTCATGAAGAAGTCACCTGCTGAGATAGATTTGTCAGCTGGTCTGAGCAAGTCCAAATAGTCAACCACAATAATATTCGGAATAATACCTGTTCGAATTTCGTATTCTTGAATATACGCTTCCAAATCAGTTGTGGTTGATTGCGGTCTAAGATATTTCAATTGCAAACGACCAACACCTGCTGTCTTACCTTTCAGAACAATCGCAGCTTCGACTTCATCAATTTTTCTATTCAACAGATTCAACGGAATGTCCGTAAACTGTCCGTCAATTCTTTTTGCTACCAGTTCTTCTTTAAGTTCCAGCGTGATATAGATAACGTTCAGTCCTTGCGCTAACGCTCTATCAATCATTAACCTCGATGAGTTCTGCAACGCAACTGATTTACCGCCACCGGTTGGAGCAACAAAGATTTCGAGTTCACCCCAACCCCAACCACCGTACAAGACTTTATCAACTGAATCCCAACCGGTACTCAATTCACCTTGTTCGCTGTTGATCTTTTCCATCCTTGCTCTAGGGTCTTCGAAATAATCAGTACCCAAGTCGCGTTGAAGTGACGTAAGAACAGCGTCCTTAACAATCTTTTCAATTCCATCGGCGCTGCCTTCTTTAATTCTTCTTGCACAATCCAGAACAGCAAGCTCAACTGCTCGGTGTTTGCAAAAAGCCTCAATCGAATCTAACGCTGCAATTTGGTGATTGGTATTGAACTCTGGCAATTTCTTAAAGTCTATCTTGCATTCAGCTTTGAGCTGATCAAGAGTAGGCAAAGTCGAATATTCTTTGCTATATTGATGCAAGAACTTAACAGTGTCTTGGAATTCTAAGTGGAAATAATCTGGTTCTAAGATTGGCGCTGCACGAACAAATAAACTTGGTTCTGTCAACATCATTTCAATCAAAAGTCTTTGGATATCTTTGTCGAAATTTATAGCCATTGTATGCGCTTCACTCCTATATAGCCTTCGCCACTCACAGCTTCATGTAGAATTCGTTCCACTGTGAACAGCCGACCGTATTTTCTTGTTGCTTCCTCTGCATCCTTAATCGAAGGGTCCCAATTAGGAAAAGATACCATCCAACCATGTTCGATTGCTTGATCAATTAATGTGGAACCTGCTTGGTCTCTGTCTGCCAAGACGATTTTTTGTTTGTCTGTTGCCAACAACCACTTGAGCTGTTGGTCGGTTACCTTGTTTTTCATCACACCAACGCCGTCAATAGCTGCGGCATCAATCGCCCCTTCTACTAGGACGACGTATTTTCTGTGCGGGCTATCCAATAAGTCTGCATTATACAGATATCCCGTCGGAACATCATTAAGATATTTCGGCCGACCTTGTAATGGGCCATCAAACCAACGTGCTGAGAAACCCATTATCTCGCCTTGGTATTTAAGTGGGATTATAATACGTCCGTCCCGGCGACCTACTGTCTCAGAGCACCAATGAAAGTCTATGAGGTCCAAAAGCATAGGGTTTCTATCGTTAATGTACTTCAACGCTTCTAAGAATTTTGTTGGTGGGTTATCTTCGTCCATCCATTCGCTGAATGACTTTGTGTTCTTGGGTAGTCTCTGGGGCTTCATTTCCGGCGTCATTATGATCTGTTCAGTTTCAGTCATTTCTTCCATTTCCATTGAAAGAAGTTGAAGCTGACCGATCTGTTCAGCAGAAGCACCCAACGCTTCTAGGTACATGCTGATCTTTTTGCCGAATATTCCACCAGGTGTCCATCCAGTTTTGAAATGGCAGTTATGACAATAGAAAAAGACGCCGCCCATATTTAAGACGACTTGCCCTCGTCCTCTGGTATCGGGACGGTGGTTACCTACTTTGGTACAGATCGGACAATTATATCCAATCCAACCCGAAGGGCCTTTCTTTTGTTTTGGTGGGAGTAGAAGCAGCACTGCTTCTTGGATAGCATTCATCCTTATATAATAAGGAGGTTATTTTTAATTGTCAAAATTTGAATGCTGTAAAAACTTCGCAAGCTGTTTTTCTTTTCGCTCAATGCCTTCATCGACCTTAGGCCAGTCTACCAAACCATACATGGTCGCATAATCGAGAATGCAAAGAAGGTCGCCGATTTCTAAACTCATGCGTTCGACGTTATTCAACTCTTGTCCGGGTTGAGTCTCTTCAAGTCCAAAACGAATTGCTTTCATTGCACGCTGACCAATCTCAACACTCTTCTGCGATGATTGCTAAAATTTCTATTTCAGCTGGTGTAGGAGTCGGACAAGGAGAAACGAATTTCTTATTTGGTTTTGGAAAAAATTTAATAGCATTCTTTAGGTGGTTAATAGGAAAGTATTGAGTCTTGTGGAGATACCGTTGAATTTGCTCTTCTGACATCGAAGTGTTTTCTTTAAGATAAGCTTCAGCAACGTCTCTAGGCAACAAGTCGTCTTCCATGGGTTCTCCTTAATTTGAATAAAGTTCCGGGGATTCTGTTGCTAGGACCCCGGAAAAACCCCGGCTTCACTGCTTACGCAGCTGCTGCCATTACAAAGTCATTATCGTTTGCAAATATTGTGTTCTCAGCCTGTTTCGGGCCTGACCCGGATACCTAGACCTCACTTTTACTACACCTGTCGATCCTATTTCAGCCCCATAGCGATCATCATAAAGTTGAATACAAGCATTACCTTGAAGGTGTCAGTCACCCGTCTGATCAATTGGTGGAGCTGCGGGGTATTGCGCCCCGGTCCAGTGCGTCTATTCTGTTTAGCTTCAAACAGTATCAATCATATTTATAAACGCTTTTCGATTATAAGTCAATAACTC